GCGGCGGAGACCAGGGTAGCGGCGGAGACCAGGGCGGCGGCACGCTGGGCGATTAGTGTGTGACATTTTAGAAAAATATGATTATGGAAAAGGGAAAGAATAAACAAGAGAAAGGCCTGGCAGAGCGTTCCAAGGAAGGAGCCGCCGTGGTTCGTATCGAGGTCGAGGTCGGTGGTAGCGTTTACCCCGCGTACATGACGAACGGCGCGATGCTTCGTTTCAAGCAGCAGACGGGCCGTGATTTGACCGACAGCGATGGTGGATTCTGCGACACGTTCACGCTGCTGTGGTGTTGCGTGGCCAGCGCGTGCAAGCGCGAGGGCGTGAGCTTCGGGATGAGCCTGGAGGAGTTTGCCGACGCCACCGACCCTGCCGACATCGAAGAGTGGAGCGCCTCGATGTTTGGCGATGACGGCGATGACGCGGATGCCGATGCTGGTAAAAAAAAATAAGCATCGAGGAAATGCTTGGTTACGGTCTGGGGGTGTGCGGCTTGAGTTTTGAAGACTTCGGGCTGCTCACCCCCTCTGAGTTTCAGGCTATCGCAGCGGCCCGCCACCGCTACGACGACGACCGGGAGCGGGAGGCGTGGGAGCGTGCGCGTATCGTGGGCGTGATGAGCGTGAGCCCATGGAGCGGGAAGAGCGTGGATCCGAAGCGGGTGCTGCCGTTGCCATGGGACCAGCGGCAGGATGCGCGGCCCGAGCCGAGCGAGCAGAAGCCCGCGACGAAGGAGGAAGCGCAGCGCGCCTTCGAGGCCCTGATGAGACGTCGGAGAGAGGCCGAGGAAAGGAGGAAGAAGCATGGATGAGAAACAGAAAATCGGGCAGGCGTGGAACGACCTGCTCAAAACATTTGACCAGCGCGAGATGAAGCGGACGCTGAAGGACGCATATCGGCGGACGGGTAAGATGATCGCGGCCGTGGCGAAGCGCAGCGTGGAGGGCAGCGGCATCCATGACGCGGGGAAGCTGGCCAAGGGCGTGCGCGTGCGCGTCTATCCGCGTGGCGGCGGTTTCATGATCACCGTGAAGCCTCACGGCAAGAGCGGGTACATCAAGAACCGGCACGGGCTGGAGAAGCCTGTGCTGATGTGGGCCGCGGAAGGTACAAAGCAACGCTATCCACGCGGATGGGCGAAGCGTTTTCTCGTGAACACGGGGGACGGTTTCCGCTGGGTTGGCAGGAACAGGGGCAAGATGCCCGCCTACCACTTCCTGGACGCTGCCGAGGCGCAAGGCCCGAAGATCGTGGAGGAGGAGATCGGGACGGCTATCGAGAACGCCACGATGAAGCGTGCGGCGAAGCTGGGGTGGCTATGAATATACTTTATTTATTATAATAGAATATGGCAAAAACTATTCCTTTTAATATCAAGATCCGCATCGACGGCAAGGACGTAGTGGTGAGCAGTCGGCGGGATGTGGAGAGATTAGGCGAGGCCCTGAACGCTTCGACCCAGCGGGCGAACCGTTTCAGGGACTCGATGATCAAATGGTCGTCTATCAGTACGACCGTCGGTAACGTCTATAGCTCCCTGCAGAATCTGACCAACATCATGGGCGGGTATATCGCGAAGGCCAATGCCGCCACAGAGGCTCAGACGAAGCTGACGACGGTGATGCGGCAGCGCATGAGTGCGACGACTGAGGACGTGGCCTCGGTGAACGCGGCGGTGGCAGCTCAGACGAAGCTCGGCGTGGTGGGTGGTACGGTGCAGCGCAGCGGCCTCCAGCAGCTGGCCACCTTTGCCAGTCATAAGCGGACGCTGACGGCCCTGCTTCCCGCCATGAACAATCTGCTGACGCAACAGAAGGGCCTGAACGCTACGAGCGAGGACGCCGTCGGCATCGCTAACCTATTGGGCAAGGCGCTGCAGGGTCAGACGGGCGCCCTGAGGCGTGTGGGCATCACCTTTAGCGAGACCCAGGAGAAGGCACTGAAGGCCGGCAACGAGGGCGAGCGGGCCGCCATGCTCGCCGAGATCATCACGCAGAACGTCGGCAACATGAACGCCGAGCTGGCGAAGACGGACGCGGGAAAGGCGAAGCAGCTGGCGAATAGCTTTGGCGGGGTGATGGTGAATATCGGCAAGGCCCTCATGCCGTACCAGAGCATGATCGCGCAGTTTGGCCAACTGGGCATGGCCGTGACGGGCGTGGTGCAGTTTGGCACTGCGCTGGCAGGCTGTGGACGGGCCGCTGCTGGCGCCGTCACGAAGCTGCTGAAATGGGGGCCCGTCTCTCAGGTGGTGCGCCAGGCCTCGGTGGGCATGGGCGCCGTGCTGGAGGTGCTCATCGGGAAACTGCGCGGCGTGGAGGTGGGCGCTACGACGACGGCCACGGCCATCCGGACGCTGAAGGTGGCCTCGGTGGTGGGTCTGGCCCTCGCTGCCCTCTCGGCCATCATCTACGGCGTTTCGAAGACGCTGGAGCAGTCGAAGCAGGCGCTGAGCGCCGAGGCCGTGGCGAAGCAGACCAACAAGCAGCTGACCGAGCAGTTGACGGAGCGGCTGAAGGATTCGAAAGCCGCCGTGGCCGACAACATGGCGCAGCTCTATAAGGACATCGCCGTGACGAAGGACTGGAACGGGACGAAGGCCCAGGAGAAGAAGAAGGTGGAGGAGCTGAACAGTCGGTACGGCGAGACGATGGGCTACTTTAGCAGCGTCAGCGAATGGTACAAGGCGCTGACGGAGAACAGTCAGGCGTACTGCGACCAGCTGACGATCGAGGCCACCATGCGCGCCCTCGCTAATCAGGCGGCCACTAATAACATGAAACTGGACGACCTGGAGGAGAAGCGTAAGAAGGCCTCGACGGTGCGGCAGACGCTCGCCCAGCAGCATCCGTTCCTCTATGGTATGATGGTGGCCGAGGGCGCTAATCTCGACACGATGCACAAGGGAATCAGGGGCACGAGCGAGAAGGAGCGGATAGACGCTCAGATAAAGGCCGTGAGGGCTGACAATCTAAGGATAAAGCAGCAGATGGCGGCTTATGCGAAGAAGGGCCAGGCGATCACGTTCAAGGTGAAGGGTAGCCCGGAGCCGCCTACGACTACGACGACTACTACGCACACGACACCCACTACGCCCACGACGCCCGCTCCGACCGTGAACGACGTGGTGGACGAGCCCGAGATCACAGACGGCATCCTCTCCATCCGTCAGCTGGACGAGCTGGTGGAGAAACTCTACGCCGACCTGCTGGCGCTGCCCGAGACGAAGGTGAAGGAGGCGCTGGACATCCAGGACGACATCGACACGCTGGAGGACTATCGGAAGAAGCTGGAGACGCTTCAGCGGATGCGGTATGAGCGCAGCGGCGGTCTGAAGGCTGACATGGGGGCGAGCGGCACGATCGGCGGTAACGTGGCGGGGAACACGGCGCAGGTGGATTTGGCCGCGCTGGTGCGCCCCGTGCTTCCATCTGCGGAAGAGCTGGAGGCGAAGAAGAAGGAGCTGCAAGGCGTGAGCGGTTTCGACATCATCGCAAAAATCGACCTTAGGAACAACGAGGCCGAGGACCTGAGGAGGCAGCTGGAGACGGTGGCCGCGGCGGTGGATGCTGGCGAGATAGGCCGGGAGATGGGCGAGATGCTGGCCGACGGTATCAACAAGCAGCTGGCGGGGATCGGGAAGGTGCCGCTTCGGTTCGGGAAAATCCTGAGGAACACGGACAGCGTGAAGGAGCGCATGGACAAGGCGGCGGACGCCATCAATCAGGTGGGGTCGGCGCTGCAGGGCATGGGTAGCGCCTTCGAGCTGCCGGAGCTCAACATCGCCGGCACCATCGCGCAGGCCATCGCCACTACGGCCATGGGCTTTGCGCAGGCGAGCGCGAACGAGGGCAAGAACGGCAACCTGTGGGAATGGGTGGCCGCCTCGGCGGTCGGTATGGCGCAGCTGATGGCCATTATCAGCGCCGTGAAGGGCTCGACGGGCTACGCCACGGGCGGTATCGTCGGCGGCAACTCCTATACGGGCGACCGCATCCCCGTGCGTGTGAACTCGGGCGAGATGATCCTGAACCGCTGGCAGCAGAAGCGCCTGTGGGACGTGGCTAACGGACTGGGCAGCGTGCCTCAGGTCGGGAGCGTGCGGCCCTCTATCGGCGCTGGCAGCATCGCGCAGGCGACGGTGCATGTGAGCGTGAGCGGGCGACTGGTGGGCCAGGGGCGGCAGCTGGTGGCCGTGATCGGCAACGAGCGGAAGGCGCGAGGCAAGGCTGGCTGGCGTCTGCCGTGGGAGTAGGTGCTTGCTGCTTCGACTTCTGGAAAATGAGAAAAGCCCCCGGCACGCATGGACGCGTGCCGGGGGCTTCGGATTATAGAGAATATGAAAGATGTCCGGCTTAATTCTTCAACCTGCCTATGATGTAGAGCAGGAAGATGAGGAGGACGATGAGGACGAAGGCGGTGTAAACGGAATAACCGAGGACGGCCCTGTCGAGCGGTCGCCGATCGGTCTCTATGTGCTTCTTCTGTACTGCTGAGATCGTGTCGGTGCGGCTGATCAGACGGCAGGAGTCGGTGTCGATGGCGCTGGAGGTGGCCGCCCGGGCCTCCTGGCGGGAGGACGTGGAGGCGGTGGAGCCGTCGTGGTAGCGGAAGCGGCGGGCGTTGATCCAAATCTCTGTAAAGGTGGTGTCGGCCTGCTGCCATGTGGCCCGTCGGTAGTGGGCCGCCGTGGTGTCGGCGGTGGTGGTCTGCTGGCGCACGGTGTCGCGGCTGACAGTATGGGCCGTGGCCGTGTCGGTGCGGACGGCGGCGTGGGTCTGTGTGGCCATGGCGTCGGCCGTGGTGGTGGCCGTGGATCGCAGTTCGTCGGAGGCGGTGCGTCGGGAGGCGCAGGCCATGACGGCGATGATGAGCGCCAGGACGGCTATGATGTGGAGCGGCTTAAATGTCTGCATATTCTTTGATGGCGTTGAAGCATGGGCAAACTTTTTGCCACTTTTCGGGCGAGTATTCTCCCCAGATGGAGCGGTGGCCGAGGATGACGGCCTTGGGGTATCTGCTATGGATGTCGGCGAGGAGGGCGCGCAGCGCGGCCTTCTGCGCAGGCGTGCGGGTGTCCTCGATATGGGCGCTCCCTACGTCACGGGGATTAGCCTTGTGAAGGCCTATTCCTCCGATGTAGGCCACATGGATGGCGTGGGCGTTGTAGCCCTTTACGCCGTTGGAGGCCTTGTCCTCGGGCTGGAGGCTGACGACTTCTCCGGAAGGCTTGACGACGTAGTGGTAGCCCGGGTTGCTCCACCCGATAGCCTTCCAGCCGGCGCGGAGCGAATCGACGGTGGCGGAGGGTAGTGTGGCCGTGCAGTGGACGAAGATGTGGGTGATCTGTCTCTTGTTCATGTTGTTGTTTCTTTGGGTTGGAAAGACCAGGGACGGGATGGCCCGTCCCTGGTGGTGGTTACTTGGCAGCTGCGACGGCTGCATCGACCTCGCCGGGGGTCATGGCTACGTCGCCGCCGTCGATCTCCTTGAGCGTGGTGGCATCCACGGCGTAGTAGGCCTTGCCCGTGGAGGTGTCGAGGTAGATCTTGTGGAGATAGAGCTGCTTCTTGGTTTCCGCGTCGGGCGTGGCGATGTTGAAGTCTTTCCAGTTGCTGTAGTACTTGGAGCCATCGCTGGCGATGATGCTGTCGATGGCCACGGCGCCCGGGATGGAGCTGGCGGTGGAGGACTTGACGATGACGAGGGCCAAGACGGACGTGGCCGAGGTCTGCTGGAGGGTGGGCTTGGAGGCGAGGAAGCCATCGAAGCGGACGACGTCGTAGCCCGCCACGTTGAGCTGGTCTCCCAGTCCGCCGCCTGTGCCTCCCGTGAAGTCTTCGAGGGCCGAGATACGCGTGTCGAGGGCGTCGTTCTGCGCCTTGGTGGCGAAGGTGGTGCCCTTGGTGAGGGTGACGGTGTCGCCGCTGACCGTCATGCCCGTCACGGCGTTGCCCGATCCGCTGACGGAGGGCGTGCCGATGATCTCCTGCTTTGACCATGAAGTGGTGCCGGAGGTGGAGCCGTCCTTGGTGGTGGCACCGATCTTGAGCTTCATGGTGTGGTTGTGGGAAGAGGGCGTGAAGGTGGAGGGCTTGCCCGTGACGCCCGACCATGGTACGGAGGCGGCGGTGCCCGCTGCGTACTCCATGTAGCCTGCCGAGGTGGAGAGCTTGCTCTCATCGACGACGATATACATGCGTCCCGTGGCCGTCACCTTGACGGTGTCGCCGAGCTGGACCTGGGAGGTGGTGAGCTTGTAGCGGGCCGCATCGTCTGCGACGGTGACGACACGCTCCAGGGCTCCCTGCGGGATGTTGGAGATGTCGATGACGCCCGTGATGCCCGATGCGGGTACGGTGTCGGCTGCTTTGGCTGCGTTGACTTTGACGCTGGGGATGACGTCGGTTTTGAGGTTGGTAACAAGGCGGGTTACGCCTGCGGAATCGAGATACTTTGCCATACTGTTTTATGAATTTAAAGTGATGAATAATTATACTTTTGTTGTTGTCGTTTTGTTGTTGTCATTTACGAGGCCGAGATGCGTTGCCACAGGACGTAGCCCTTGGCCAGGTATTGTCCGCTCCTGCCATTGGTGCAGAGCGTGAACTGATAGACCGAGGCGGCCTGGAGCGTGACGGCCCCCTTGATGGAGGTGATGCCACCGAAGGAGACGGTGCAGGTCTGCGCGCCCGTGATGACGCATCCACGGTAGAGGCCGTATCCGCGCGTGATGTCGGTATGGAGGAAATTGATCCTGAACTTCGCCCCGGCTGAATAGGAGACGGCGGTGAGGTCGAGGATGAGCTCCTCGGAGCTGGTGAAGTTGGAGACCTGGATGGAGGTCGATGTGGGGCGCTCGTGGCGCACTGTCGGGAGGCTGGCTCCCTTGGTGAGCGTGAGGGTGTGGCCGCTGATGGATGCGGCTGATACGGCTTGTCCCGTGCCCGTGACGGAGACGGAGGAGACGCCGTTGGTGATGCCGTAGCCGGAGAGGGTGGTGGCCTTGACGGCAAAAATCGTCTTGAGCTTGGTGACGAGGCGGGTGACGCCTGCTGAATCGAGGAATGATGCCATGGTGTATGTGTGGAGTAATTGGTTATCCTACTGTGATGATGCGGGCCGATGGCGTGACGGTGGTCACGTCGGCGGAGCGCTTGGACTTGTCGATGATGGTGGCCGACCGTTTCGACTTGTCGATGATGGTGGCGGAGCGGAGGGTCGTATCTACAAGCGAGGCGGAGCGGAGGGTCGTGTCGATGAGCTCGGCTGCCTTGGGCTCTTTCTCATCCTCTGCCTCTTCCGCCGTCGTCTCTACTACAGGCTCTGCTACTGCTGCGGGTGTTTCCTCTTGGGATGCTGCCTCCTTTGCTTCCTCTGCCTCCTCTGCTGCAGGTGCTGTCGAGGCGGGCGACTTGGCGGGCGAGGAGGAAGAGGGACGGGAGGCTGCCGCCGTGATGGCGTCTATCTCGTCGAGGGGTATGGCGTCGGCTATGACCTGGCCGGTGGTGTCGGTGACGATGGGTCGGAGCTCTGCGCCCGTCCACCAGTAGGGGCGGTCGTCGGACTGGCAGACGAAGAGGTTGCCCGCGGCGGGGGAGAGGCCATCGTTGTAGAGGCTGCGGCCCTCCCAGTTGTCGTAGAGCTTGGGCGGCGCCGAGGAGGATACGGGAGTGGAGGAGCGCTCAGCCACGGCGAAGCGTGCGGCTGAGCGGACGAACCACACCTCCAGCGGGAGGGCCGTGGCGGCTGAGGCGGGCGAGATCTCGCCTGAATCCATGAAGCCACGGAAGGGGAGCACCCGTCGGTCCGTGGCCGAGGATGGGCCCGCGGTTCCGTTGAGGTAGGCACGGAGCACCTCTGCCGTCACCTTCATCTGGCGGCTGCCGTTGGCCGTGGCCGCCTCGATGAGGAACTTGTCGCCGTCCCAGACGGAGGCGGTGAGGGAGAAGTCTTGCGAGATATTCATTTTTTTTTCTACTTAAAAACTATTGGAGCGTCTTGCCTACCCATCCGAAGGGCGAGGCACCACGCCCGATGAAGACGAGATAGACCATGCGCTTGGCGCAGGTGTAGGTCTTGTTTTTGAAGGTCGTGCCGTCGATGGTGAGGGCATGTGCACCGGGGTCGATGGTGAGATAGTAGGACCCACAGGGCAGGAAGAGGTAGCAGTCGCCGTGCTGCGGGTTCTTTGGCAGGGCGACGGTGGCTGCCGATATATTGACGAGGACGGCGCCCGAGCGCACATAGACCCGCTGGCCGTTGGAGTAGGTCGGCGAGCCCTGGGGCAACGGATGGGGCACGTTGTAGGCGTCGCTGGTATCGACCAGCTGGACCGAGCCATCGACGAGGACGGGCTCGGGACGATGGCCACGGGTGATGCCCTGGACGATGTCGAGCGCCGTGCCCGGGTAGCTGTCGTTGGGACGGCCCGTGAGCTGGAGGGCGACGGGCCAAAAGATTTCCTTTCCGCTGGAAGCCCCTATGGCTCCCACGATGTTGGACTGGGTGTCGAACAGGACGCGGCCCTCCTCGGAGCGTGAGGACTGAACCGTGATGGACTTCGGCGTGATGGTGACGCCGTTGCGCGCATCGTCGGCGTTGGTAAGTCCGCCGTCTCGTATGACGAAGCCTCCGATGGAGCCCGAGGTGGCGTGGATGGTGCCCGTGAGGTAGGCCGAGGAGGCGAAGAGGTTGCCCGCCTCATCGACGGCGAAGGTGTAGGTGGAGCCATTGAAGCCCGCGCCATCGGGGTATGGCTGAGCAGCGCCCGCCCAGAAGGGGAAGTCGCCACCCATGCCCGCATAGGGCGCCGTGGCGTGCTTCTTGCGGATGGCAATGGCGTTGCCCTGGAGGAAGTCGATGCGGGCATCGCGGGCGATGAGGAAGGAGAAGAAGGCCGAATCGGCATTGACGCCGACCAGTTGCCAGTGGTCCGTATCGGCGGGCGGGAGGGCGTGCTGGGCGGCCTGATAGACGTAGGACTGGACGCAGCGATAGACGTCCCAGCCGCTCTTGGCCGTATCGGAGGGGACGGCGTAGAAGTCGAGGTAGCAGAAGCCGTCGGCGGTGATGGTGGATCCGTCGTAGAGCTGCTGGCCGTCGTCGAGGCGCTGGTAGATGCGCGAGGTGCGCCCGTTGGCTCCGGCCTGTCCTCGGTCTCCCTTCTCTCCCTGTATGCGTCCGAGGTTGGCCCAGGCCGTCTCGGTGGCCATCCACACGTCGCCCGCGAGGATGTAGGCGTCGCCCTGGTTGGTGGTGATGGAGGCCCATGCGCCGCCCATCTGTCGGACGGCGACGGGCGTGCCCTCTGCTCCCGTATCGACGAGAAAAACGCCGTCGGGCGCTGGCGAGGGGAGCGAGGCCATGTTGGTGACATGACCGAAGGCCGTGCCCCTGAGGGTCCACGACTTGCCGTCCTTGCCGTCGAGGCCATCCTCGCCCCGCTGGCCACGGTCGCCCGTCAGGCGGACGTAGGAAGAGACGGGCGAGAAGGTCTGGAGGCCTCCCGCCTGCTGCCAGTCGGTGAGCTCTATCCATAGATAGGGGCGGGCGTCGGTGGTGGCGATGGGCACGTCCTGCCATGTGGCGACGTCGTCGGGCGGCGTATGGGGCGAGGCAGACGTGGCGCGGGCTGAGAGCGCATAGCGCCGCCGTGTGCCGTAGGCCGTGCCGTCCCTGCCTTGCTCTCCACGGTCGCCGTCGGCGATGACCTTGATGGTGAAGACGTAGGTGAGGGCTGCACGCCCCTCGCAGTCGATCGTCACCTCGACGTAGGCCGTGGGGCGTGAGGAATAGTCGACGCTGTCGATGTAGAGGGTGGAGTGGTCGAAGTGGGCCGTGCAGCCGACGGGCAGACAGAGAAGACGGTACTGACCCGTGGCGGGTGAGGCCGTGGCATCCTCCAGGCAGGTGAGCAGCGTCTGGCCGCGTCGGACCTGTATGGACGTATGGAGCAGCCACGACTTGGAACCGTCGGCGAGCGTGGAGACCACGGGCTGCTTGGGCTTGCCCTTGGCGTCGAGGGCGAGCGTGTCGGCGAGGTTGTCCACCGAATAGGTGTAGGGGTTGGGGTCGCCCATCTCGGCCAACTGCTTGAGGTGGCCATCGAGGTAGATGCTGTTGGCATAGACCGAGTAGCCCGAGAAGTCCATCCCGGGGACGGGCGAGAAGGCGCTGAGGTCGCCCACCTGCATGCGTATCTGCTTCGACGTGAACTCCCAATCGGAGACGCCCGTGAGGAATCGCTCGTAGGTGAGCGTGGAGTAGCGTGAGGACTGGCGGGCGGTGTCGGTGCGGTTGCCATAGCAAACGAAGTGCATGGCGGCGGTGGGGTGCATCTGCCGCTGGTAGTTGGCAGAGACGGGACGGAGACGGTAGGACACCTTACCATTATGGAAGGTCTGGCCGGTCTCGTCGTCCGTATAGTCGGCGACGGCGGTGATCTCCCAGTAGGCCGTATAGAATCCGGCAAAACGGAAGTTACCGTGATTGTCGTCGCTGTTGGCCTCGGCGTTGTCGGCGGCGGTCTCAGAATGGAAGATGCCCATACAGAGGTCGCCGACGGCCACCGTGCCTATCTCTCCCGCTTCGAGATGGAGGAGGGCCGTGCCCGTGGCGTCGGCGGCAGGCGAGACGGAACGGATGATGCCGCCACCTGGGGCCCGCCACTGGTTGCCCACATGGACCGAGACACGGTTGAAGCGCAGCTCGGGCACCTCCAGGAAGCGCCGTAGCGTCAGCGAGTCGAGTTCCGCCGAGCCGTCGGGACAGATGCGGGCGCCGTGGCCCGTGAGACCGTCGGCAAAGGTGCCATCCTCGGAGAACGTCGTCTCACCGCGGACGATGGCCACCGTCTGGACGTCGAGGCTGTCGGCCTGCAGGTTGCCATTGACCGTGGAATCGGCAGAAGCCGTGAAGCCTTTGTTGAGCGTGATGTGGCCCTCAGCCGTGTCGTCGTTGACCTTGGAGAGGAAGAGCGAGCGGGCGTTGTCCCATAGGGCATTGATGCGGTCGGCCACCTCGCTGATCCACGCACGGACCTGCGAGACGAAGGAGGCGGGCACGCCCGAGGTCTCCTGCCCCTGCACATGGATGGTGGTGCGGGTTGTAGGATTGCTTTTATCCTTTTTGCGAAAAAGTCTGATACCAATCATTTACGCTTTTTGCTTTAATGTGAAACTCGAACCCGCTGCTACTCCTCCTTCATCCGTACCTGCGACGTGGCGGTCTGGAAGTCGTAGCCGACGGAGATGACGGAGAAGGTGCGCCCGTCGAGGGCGGGATGGGTGAAGCGGGCGAAGGGCAAGGGGAGCAGTCCGTCGAAGTCGAAGGAGAGCTCGATGCGCGGGACGTGGTACTCCTGATAGTAGGAGTCGATATAGTCCCGCTCGGCCTTGACGGCGATGGGCGGGACTGAGTCTGGCGCTGCCTTTAGCCAGTCGAAGATACGCAGGACGGCGTCGCCCGTAGTGAGATCGACGGCCACGGACGGCGCTACCGTGTTGGCGCAGCCCAGCTCCTCGCACTCCGAGGTGGTGAGGGCCGAGTGGATGCGCATTTCGAGGTCGTCCTTCTTGTTGACGAAGTCCTCATCCGTGTCGGACATGAAGCTGTGTTCGGAATCCGTATCGGCTCCCGCCATGCCGTTGTCGGAATGGAGCTCGATTTTGAGGTCTCGCACCATGATGGAGGAGACGCGCGAGAGGATGGGGATGGTGGTGGCGGTCCACTTCTCCTTGCGGAAGAAGGTGCGGTGGCGGCGGGTGATTTTATCAAACTGCGCATTGAAGACGGGCCCGAGTATCTCGAAGTGGACCCGCCCGCGCAGGTGGTCGGCATGGCGCACGGGGATGGCCATGCCCTTGACGTCGAGGCCGAGGGTGTAGTCGATGTTGTTCTGGATGTCGAACTGGGTGCCGATGATCTTGTCGCCGATTTTGGGGTCGAAACCTATGGTGATGGTCTGCGTATAGTATTCGTCGAGGGCTGCATCCTCGTCGCCCGGGTGGGCCGCCCGGCATTGCTCCAGCGTGCGGAAGGGCTTCCAGCTGATGTTGTTGATGTGGCCATAGCGGACGACCACCTCCTCGCCGTCGATGGTGACGGTGCGGTTGCCGTCCTCGTCGAAGTCCTTATCCTCGACGGCCACCTTGTCGCCGACACGGAGCATACACTCCAGCGCCCCTATCTTGGAGACATTATCGACGGAAGAGCCTACACGGGAGTAGGAGAAGGCGAGATCCTGGGCGTCGTCGTCCGTCCAGGGGTAGAAGCCCTCCCAGGCGTTGAGGTAGGGCTTGGCGAACGGGTTGTCGGACTTGACGGGCTGGGTGGAGACGGCACCATAGTCGGTGGTGGCCTCCTGAGGCTGGGGCTGGCTCTTGGGCGTGTCGGCCCGCCACCAGCGCATGGAGAGGCGGCGTTCGCCGTCGCGTCCCTTCACCCATCGGACAGGGTCGTACTGGGCCCGGTTGAGATAGTTGACGGACTGGCGCAGGACGGGGTTGAGGATGATGGAGCCCGAGATGACGATATAATTCTTCGTTTCATCGTCAGAGGGCGAGTAGATGCCTCCCGCCGCATTGCCGTCCCATGTGGCCACGGGGGCTGCCTGGCGGAGGTCGTCGGGCTGGGGATAGGTGGTGGCCTCGTCGTCGATGAGGTTGCCGTTGACCGAGACCACGAGGTAGTCGGCCATCTCGACGGTGGAGGTGAGGGAGTTGTCGGTGGCTGACGCCTTGCGGTCTATCTTTCCCATGGAGAGGATGGCCGCTCCTATCTGCTTGCGCAGGAGGCCCGGTATGCGCTGCTGGTCCTGCTTCGTGCCGGTCCACTGGCGGACGCCCCCGCGCCCGTCGCCCGTGCCGATGCGCCACCCTATGGCCGACTTCGCCCAGAGGAAATACTCCACGGTGTGGGCGCCGTCGTAGGTGGTGGGCTGGTCGCTGAGCAGGGCCTGAAAGGCCTTGGAGGACGTGTCGCCCGTGCCGGCAGCCCAGAGGCAGGTGGCATAGAGCTGTTTACCCGTGAACATGGGGACTATCGCATCGGAGGAGAGCGGGGAAGTGACCACCTCCGAGGTGTCGGCGGGTTTGACGTCGAGGACCAACCGGTTGTAGGTCTCGCCCATCTCTATGTCCATGCGGGTGCCGAAGACGTTGCCGACGGAGAGGGCCTGCGGCGAAAGCGGCTGGGTGAAGTCGGGCGCGCCTCCTATGAGGCATCGCCACTGGATGGAGGGCTGCCGGAGGCTCTCCCATGAGAAGACGAAGAAGTCGAGGCCCTGCTGGACGATGTGGAGGTTGAGAAAGCGGAGCATGTGCTCCAGGGTCTCCAGCATGGTCATGGTGTCGTCCTCGTCCTCGCCGATGAAGACCGTCTCGGCCACTCCCACCTCGGAGAGGATGGAGAAGCGGCGGGAGACGGCGGAGGCGAGGGCCTTGCTGCCGTCGTAGTAGAGACGGTAGGGGAGATCGGCGCAGGGGGTCTCGCTGAGCAGCTGCTCGATGATGGAGAGGAAGGACCGGACGGAAGACGCCTCCCTGACCTTCTGGAAGGAGACCCCGGGCGCGCCGATGTGGGCGTAGGTAGCGTATTGCAGGGAAGAGAGGGCGTCGATGAGCGGGAGCTCGATGTCGTTGGAGAGCTGGCCGCCCGAGAAGTCCTGGGCGTACTGGCGCGGCTCGACGCATCCGACGAAGCGCGTGCGCGTGGAGCCGTCGGCCTCAGCGACCGAGACCGTGACGACGGCATCGCGGCAGGCCCGCTGGTAGAACTCGGCGCGGTAGTCGGTGGTCTCCAGCCGGAGCGTGGCCGAGGACTGGAGGACGACGTCGAAGGTGTCGTTGAGCCCGCTCTCGGTGGTGAACGCCTCGGAGGCTGGGAACCACAGGCCCGCCTCGTCGCTGCCTATCTCTATCGAGGCGAGGGTGTCGCGGCGGGTGATGATCTCGACCGTGACGGCGAGGCCCGCGCTGTTGAGGAATGTGCCGTGGATTCTCATTTCTTATCTTTCTCCTTCTCTTCCTTGGTGGTGTCGGTGGACAGGTTGGACAGTCGGTCGTTGACCTCGCTGAGGATGGCCTTGCGGGTGGACGAAACGTACATGGTAAGGCCGAAGACGGAGCCAGCGTAGAGGATGGTCTGTGCGAAATACCACAGGACGGAATCCTCGATCGTGTAGTTGCTCAGGAAGAAGCTGAGGAACGAGAGGACGATGCCGCTGGCGAGCATGATGCAGGCCGAGGCGTACTGTATGGCTTCCTTGCGGTCTTTTGTCATATTGGCTTTTTTAGTGTTCGGCAAAAAAGGCCATATCGGCGCCGAGCATGAAAAAACCCCGAGGGAATCCCCCGGGGTCTGCGTCCGTAGGCGCGGACGACTTCTGTCTTAAGTGTAACGAACAACTTGCCTAAATGGTCTCAGCCGCACGGCGGATGCGTTCGCTCAAATCGAAAAGCGCACCACGCAGTTGCTCTTTCTCATTTGCCGTGAATCCTCCGACGCCGCCGTTTCCGTCGATTCCGTTGAGCTTGTGGTATAACCACGATGCCGAACGGTCGAAATACGTGTTTGCAATCTCTCTCCATGACACGCAGAGGAGTATGTCCTGTATGCGTTGTTTTACTGCGTTGTCCTTATCTTCCTTTTCCATAGCTATGACTGTTGATGTGGCGACCCTTGCGGGCCGCCTTGTTCTTTACTTTCGAGAGGTTATCTCATCAAACAACTCTTGTGCGTACCATAGCAATCGTGGGTAGCCGTTTGGGAAACTTCTCTTGTACATTCTGATGGCCTCTATCAGCTCATCTTCTTCTTTTGTTAGTTCTTTTTTCATTGTTCATTGCTTTCTTAAGACACTACAAAGGTACTACAAAAATTCGTACTATGCAAATTTTATAGTAGTTTTTTTTGAGAAGAAGAAGAAGATGGTGTATCGGCGCCGAGACGGGCCACAATGCGCTGCTCGCGCTCTGAGAGCGGGATGTGGATAGCCCGTTTGGCTTTGGCTTTGGCTTTGGCTTTGGCTTGGGCTTTGGCTTTGGCTTGGGCTATGGCTTTGGCTTTGGCTTGGGCTATGAGGAAATGGTCGCCGAATAAGCCTCCCCGCTTCGGATGGAGGTCGAGGGAGCGGACGCGGACGCACTCGGAGCGACGGACGGCGAAATCTATCCCGCCATAGCAGATCGTCTGGAGGTCGGAGACGGAGAGCAGCTCGTCGGGCGTTTCGTAGATGGGCAGCTTCTTCTTCTGATTCTGAGACGGGCAGGCGCGTATGAGGTCGTTTAGGCGCGGGGCCGTCATCAGGGCAACGTCGGGGAAGAGGGATGAGGCAAAATTGACTCGCACATTCGCCCCGTTCTCAAAGATGAGGCCCGTATTGATGATGACGGCGGTGGCGTAGGTAGAGACGGTGGCGATGGTCATGCCCGGGCCGAAGAGGAAGAAGGGGATGTGGCGGGCGGTGTAGAACTTGCAGATACGGGAAAACATGGAGAAGGGCGGGTTGTCGATGACGATGCCATTCTCTGGGTATTCTGCCCGCTCGTAGTCGCCTCCAGGGTAGAAGGGACGGAGGATGGTGTGGGCGTTGGTGAGCTTGCCCTCCTCGCGCAGATACTGGAGCACGGCCTCATAGACGTCGGGCGGCGTATAGGTGTCGTCGGTGGTCTTGGGGAGGTCGCGAAACTTGGCGACGTAGGATTCGTAATCGTGGAAGACGATGGGGTTGCGGCTTCCGCCTTGCTGCACCTTCGGCTGATCGGATGGACGCTGGGGAGTATCTTCGGGGAAGAGGTTGAGCTGTTTCATTTTTTTTGTTTTCTTGTTTTAAAAAAATGCGGCCACGATTCTCACGAAGGGCGGCCGCGGCGGTAATTAAGATAACACAAATTGCCTATGATAGAATAAGACGAATTTTCGATAGGAAAAACGGAGGGCGGACGCGTGGTGCATTCCGCCCTCCTGCGGGTGTTCCTAAACCTCGAAGTATCGCTATCGACGGTAGGAACGGATGGAAGGGACTGCGAGTCTCCCTACCTCCTGTTGGCGTTCCTAAACCGTCGAAGTATGGGGGTAGGTCTGAGAAAAAGAAAGGCGGCTATCCTCACGGACGGCCTGCCCAGTGTATTATGATTTGCGATGAAAAAAGAACGTCTATAGAAAAAGGGAGGGCGGGAACGATGTCGCCGCGCCTCCCGTCCCTGTAAGGTACAGGCCCGGCAAAAGTCTCTTCTTTGCGAAGAGCTATGGGGAAGGTCTGAGAAAAAGAAAAGGGGTGCGCTATCCTCACGGACGGCGACCCCAACTGGTAAATTACACTGTTAATAAATCATCCTGAAAAATAATCTAAACCTTAAAAAACCTATGGAACGAATGTCGGTAGGTTTGAAGAAAAGGGAGTACGATCCTCGCGGACACCTCCCCTGAGCAAAAATAGTAAAAATTACAATATGCATGTCTTTGGAATAAGGGGAAACCCGCGATCCTCGCGGAGGGCGGGGTAGTCATAACCATGAAGAGCGGTGGGCACCGCCGTGGCCTCCTTATCTCTACAAAACATTAATTGAATCTGAGTATTTAACTAAAACAAACAATTATGGATAAACATCAATCGTAAATAAATACACTAAATATCGTTTCGTCGGTCGCGGTCGGAGGATAGGAAAAGAAGGGCGCACAATCCTCGCGGACGGTGGCCTTGGTAAAAACTCTTACGAGCAAAAATTCTAACAAAATAAATGGAAGGACGCGCGGTCCTCGCGGATGACGCGCCCGGATAAATTCGCAAAATATGAGATTATATGAAAAATAAAGAATTTCCAAATAAAAAGCGGGCGGGGACGAAGGAATCGTTTGCACGATCACTCGATCGTCCCGCCCGCCCGGTTTTCCTAAGACCGCGCACTGACGTGCGGGGGAGGTTTGAAGGGGAAAACTGGGGAGGGCCTCACGGCAGTCCCCAGAAATGGTAAATAAAGTAAAATTAAAATAATAAAACTGTCATTAGTCTTACTGCATACTTTCCAAAATTTAAAGATTGAACATCGTGTGAATTACTCTCTGATTATATCATTCGTCGGCGGGCACGACCTTGATGCCGTGGGTGGCGGCACGGGCCTCTGCGTGGGCCGATCGTTGCGTCTGGTGGTCGTAGCAGAGGACTGAGGCGTCGTCCTCGGCATAGAAGTAGTTGAACCTCTCGCGCATGAATCGCTTGTAGCTGTGGCCAGCAGGCGAGAGCTTCGCAATCTGCAGTCGTGTCTGCCTCGGCAGTCCTGACATGGCGCGGAAGCGCTCCATCTTGTAGAGGCGCCTCAGTTTCTGACGGAACATGGGGAGGGCGGACGCCCGGAACCGGTGCGTCTCCTCCTTGGTGCGACGGCAGCCAGCCTTGTGGAGCATGTTCCTGACCGTCTCGATGGAGACCCCGAAGCGGTCGGCCATTTCCCGATGGGTGAACTCGTGGAAATGGTCGATGCACCATTGCCGGTCCTCGGCGCTGAGCTGGCTCTTCCTACTCATGGGCCTCAGGGTTGACTGTCGTCGCTTGCGGGCCGATGCCGAAGTACTGGAGCTGGTCTTCCACGCTTCCGTACAGCTCCCGCTTCTCGGGCGGCAGTTCGGCATAGGCGGCGCGGATATTCCGCTCGATGCGCTCGTGGTCGAAGATGCTGCGCGTCATGTCCAGGAAGACGTATTCGGCCATGTCGCCTATCTTCGCGTCATACTTTTCTGTGTCGATGCCGTACTTCTCGCGCAGGAGCCTCTTGGCGAAGCTGATGACGTCGTGGAGGGCGAAGCGGCTGTACGGCTTGGCCCAGTTGATGCCCGAGAGGCTGAACTCGGCCTTGATGATTTTCTCCGTCACGGTCGTCTGATAAACTGCCGTGGCGTATATCTGCGCCACGAAGGCCATGTCGAGGGCCGTGGCGGGCTCGTGCTCCTGCCTGAAAACGTCGTAGCAGGCGGAGCGGAGCTTCTCGATGGCCGCCGACTGGTCGCCGACGACGCAGCCGTTGTAGATTTCGATAAAATCCTTGTCGGCGAGGCGCTGGTGGTAGGTGGTGGCCTGTCGGAGGGCGTTCTTCATGCGCCGGAAGTAGTCGGCGGTGGTGGCGTCCTGCTGGGCTGGGCGGTGGAACCTGAACCAATCGACGCAGCCGAGGTAGGCCTGATAGACCACTTCCGCCACGCTGCCGGCGTGCATGATGAGGAAGTGCTCGAGCTGGTAGCCCGAATTCGTGATCTGCTCGCCGCTCAGACGGGCCGGCACCGTCAGCTGGAAGGAGTTGCCGCGGTCGTCTTTCAGCCTGATCGTGCGAAAGGCCTGGAAGTGGCTCAGCTGGCCCATGCTGCGTATCTGGAAACCGCTCATAGGTCGCCTCCTTCCTGCTGCTGGTTGTCGCGGCGTATGCGCCCGAGGATGATGGCGATGATCATGGTGACGCCGATGGCGAAGAGCATGAGGGCGAGGATGACGACGGTGATGGTGGGGAGCAGCACCCATGGCCAGGGCCAGCTGACGATGCCGAGCAGTCGGATGGCGAGGGCGAGGGCCTGGAGGATGATGAATGCGGTGAGCGTGTTGCGCATAGTTTTTGTAATCTTTCTAAATGCTTAAAACGAATAGTTGACGGAGAGGCCCGCGCGGGCGAGGAAGCAGCGCTTACCCGTGGCGATGCGGACGCGGCGGGTGATCTTGCTCTCGTTGTTGACCGAGTTGCGCTCGGACATGTGGAGGAGCATGATGTCGCGGGTCTGGGAGAGGTCGGCGGAGCGGAGGATGGCGACGGCGTTGGCCACGGAGAGGTGGCTCTGTCGGATGCGGTCCTTCTGTGCCGAGGGGATGTCGGAGAGGTGGAGGATGTAGTCGTCGTAGTTGGCCTCCAGCATCCAGTGGACCACGCCCGTGAAGTGGTAGGGCGTGTAGCGCATGCCATGGGGCGTGAGCTCTTCGCGGGAGAGCGACTCGCAGTCGGTGGCGAAGAGGATGCGTCCCGTCTCGGGGTGGTCGATGATGTAGCCGACGTTGGGGCAGCGTGTGCCGTCGGGGTCGTAGTGGATGAGCGGGAAGGGGAGCACGCGGAAGCGCCCGACGGTGGCCCATCGGCCCGGGGTGATGGTGGTGGAGAAGGGGTCGTGGATGGCGCATCGCTCCATGACGTCGGCCGTGGCGAGCACGGGGACGCCACCCTCCGACCACTGGCGCGCATAGGCGGCGTGGTCGGCGTGGCGGTGGGAGACCAGGAGGCCCGCGATGCGGGAGAAGTCGGACCCGAAGCAGGCGTACATGCGGGCCTCGGGGCGCACTCCCGCCTCGATGATGAGGGCCTCGGTGGGAGAGTGGAGCAGGTAGCAGTTGCCCGCCGACCCGCTCCCGAATACTGTCATCTGCATAGGCTACACGGGACACTTACGGGTCTTGGCGTCGTCCGCCGTGTCGCTGCCTATCTCCACGGCCTCTGCCTCCTCTGCCTCGTTGGCCGCCTGCTCGAAGGGGTCGATCGGGGCGGTGGAGGCAGCGCGGGGCGGGATCGCTTGCTGGCCGGGGGCGGGGGTGTTGGCCTGATCGCGCTCGGTGGTGGCCGTCTGCGTGGCCATGAAGTCGTCGCGGTCGTCGGATTCGGAGGTGAAGCCGTCGGCGGTGGAGTCGAGGGCTATCTTGCAGGCGCGGGCTATCACGGTCTTCTTGGCCATCTGGTCTGTGAAGTTGCGATGGGCGCCGCTGTTGCCCTTGGCCGCTCCCTGTCCCCAGGCTGAGCGGATCATGTCGAGGGTCATGACCTCGATGTGGCGGGAGCCGTCGCGCATGATGACGACGGCGTAGGCTGCCACGATGTTGGCCGGGGTCATGTTCTGGATGCTGGTCTTGTGGGCGACCAGCTGGTAGCGTCCGTCCTCATCGACGGTGTAGGTGAACTCGTCGCCCTTATAGACCACCTGGGCGTTGACCGCCTGGATGTCGGTGTCGCGCTTGGCTCGCATCAGCTTGCCGGTGTACTTCTCCCAGAAGGTGAGCTGGTTGCCCGTGGGGATGAAGTAGCAGTGGTGCATGGGGTGCTCGCCACGGATCACCATCTCCAGCAGGCAGTTGGCTATGCTGGCGCGGGTGCAGGTCTGCGTGGCGGGACGGTCTGCCTTGTCCTTGATGCTCTGGAGGTAGAGCCAGGCCGACTTGAGGGCGTTGCCGACGTGGTAGCCGTCGGGGAGGGTCAGCTCGTTGGCCGCCTCCATCGTGGTGACGCGGTGGAGCACCTGGTCGGCGATGGAGCCCTCCTCGATGGTGGCCACGGCGGTGGGCTTGTCGGTGGGTTGTGCTGTCTGTGTCATTATTTTTCTGCTTCTTGTTGTTCTCGTATTTCTTTCAAAATGCCCGGGACCTCGTGCTTGAGGTAGCTCTTGCAGGCCTCCACCTCGCATTTTGCAAATTCACCATTGCGGAAGGCCTCGGACGTGAGGGCGAGGTAGATGTTGGCGACGTGAAGGGACATGAGGTCATTGAGCTCGTCGTAGGTGATCTCTACGGGGGCGCTCGGTTCGAGGCCTTGCGTCCTTTTATCAAGCGTCTCCATGATTGAAGCGGTTCTCTTGATGGTTCTCAGTGCGGCGATCTTATTGACGCCGATGTCCCACGATTCGTCTTTAAGCGCTTCGTTTACGATTCTCTGAGCTGAGTTAGTCTCTTCCATTTTCTTGCACCTTTTTGTGTATTTCTTTTTGTATTTCACGAAGAGCCTGAGGCATCATTCTTCTGCAAAACGAATGGCGGAGCTCAGAATCCGTAGCGAGGCGGAGTGTCGTGATGAGCATCGCTTTCTTTAGGCTGCCGAGCTCTTCGAGCGTACAGGAGACAGGCTCACCTTTCGCGGCCTGTGCGATTTTCTTGTTGATCAAATCCATGGCGTCATTCGCCATTTGTAATTCATCGCAAAGCCATTTATCAATATTCACTATCTCTACCTCTGAGCCGCTCTCGTCGGTGTCGTTGTCCTCTTCTGTCTCGTCAGCGTTCTCGTGGGATTGATATACCTTGCCGACACAGTCGCTGCGGAAGATTTCACGGAAGGATGGCAGGAAGCAGGCGACGCAGAGGTTTCCCTGGTAGTATTCCACGACCTTGAAAAAATCGCCACAGGTGATGCTCATCGTCTCGTCTGATTCTCCGTGGCTGGCCTCGGTCAGGTATTCATCTACGAGGTCGCTGTTTATTTTGACATCCTGCAAGCTGTTGAGAACGACTTGCTTTTCGGATGGCGAAAGGTTCTCTATTTCTTCTTTGCACAATTCGATGTGCATTTCAGCTACTTTGTTCATTTTCTATAGTTTTTTTTGTCGGTTTATTCGAAAAGTGATGACGGTGTGATCTGCTCGACGCTGAGCTTCTTGGCGGGTGAGACCTCCAGGAGGATCTGCTGGCCGAGGGTCGGGGCCACCTTGTTGACGGCCTCGGCGTTGTCGATGACGATGGGGGCGACGATGTTGTAGTGGCGGGCGAGGGCGTTGATCAGCTCCAGCCCCGCGTTGATGCGCTCGGAGGTGGAGAGGCCGGAATAGGGCACGCCATCGACGCTGAGTTCGCAGTGGCCCACCTCGCGACCGTTGAGCAGCTCGCGGCTGAGGCGGAAGCGGACGGAGGGGAAGAGGTCGTTGACGCGCTGCTGGAGGTCGTTGGCCTCCATGAGCTGGAGGCGCTCGGCGGCTTCGAGGCGGGTCTGCATCCTGGCTATATCGCCGGAGAGGGTCGTGCGCTGCTTCTGCAGCTCTTTCTCACGGCGGATATACTCGTCTATCTGTTTGCTGCGGTCGATGGTCTGCTCCAGCAGTCGGAGCTCCTTGCGGTAGGCCTGCTCCTCGGTGCGGAGGGCGGCGAGCTGGGGCGGTTCCTGAGCCTGCGTGGTCTGCTCCAGCTCCTTCATGCGCTGGTCTATCTCGCTGGAGAGGCGCTGCCAGTCGGCGGCGTCGTGGTAGTCGGCCTGCTCTATCGGCTCGGCTTCGGCCTTGCTCAGTCGCTCGCGTGCCTCTGGCATCAGGCGCTCTGCCGTGGCCATCTCCTCGCGGGCGGCGGCGCTGAGGTCCTGGAGGCGCTGCTTGGAGGCTGCGAGCTTCTTGCCCTCTTCGTCGAGGGCGTCCTGCTGCAGCATCTTGCGCTCGTTGAAGCGCATCTCGGCCTCCACGCGCTTCTGGTCGGCTTGGTCCTGAGGCAGGGGCTGGCCGCAGGTGGGGCAGACGGCCTCCTCGGCGTTCCATGAGAACGACAGACGCTCCACCTCCTCCCATCGGCTGCGGAAGTCTTCCAGCTGCTGCTCCAGGTCCTTGAGACGGCGCTCGTGCAGTCCGAGCATGGTCTTGGCGGCGGTGTGGCGCTCCTCGGTGGCCTCCATCTCCTCCTTGGCCTTGCAGACCAGCGACTGGTGGAGCGTGCGGGCCTCGCGGTTCTGCTTCTCGATGCGGTCCTCGATGGCTGCGCGCTGCTGGCGTAGCTGCTGGATGTAGGCGCGCTGGTCGTTGTAGCGGGCGTTCTCGGCCCTCACCACGCCGGCCATGCTGTCTATCTCCTGCGTCACCTGGCGCAGCTTCTCCTCGATGCCCTTGGCGTGGCGCTGGGCCGTCTTGCCGTCGGCGCCCTTGGCCTTCACCTGCTCGATGAAGCCCTGCACCTCGGAGAGGCGGACGGGGATGAGTTCCTGCTCCTTGCGCGTGCGCTGGAGGTCGTAGGCCAGTCCCTGGCGGTACTGGTCGAGGGAGCGCTGGCCGAGCTCGTCGACCACCTTCAGCGCCTCCTCGTCCTTGGCGGCGATCTCGGCCAGGGTGCGCGTGCCGACGATCTTCACCAACAGGCGGTACTGCTGGTCCATCGGCAGCGAGGGGAAGTAGTCGGGCGTGGTCAGCGCGCGGAATAGCTCCTCCTTGACGATCGTATCGACGTGGGACGAGAAGTCGGAGGACGGCAGCGGGCGCCCGTCGATGTAGCAGGTGGTCTGGTGGCCGTCGAGCTGCTCGGTGGTCATGCCTCGCTTCTGTACCCACTTCTCCTGACGGCGGCGGCGAAGCGTGGTCGGCTGCCCGTCGATGAGCATCTCCAGCTCCACGCTCACGTCGAGGTTGTGGATGATGCGGCCCGCGTCGTCCACGGGGTCGATGGGGAAGGCGGTGCGCCGACGGCTGTCCTTGCCGAAGAGCACCCATGTGATGGCGTCGGCCACGGACGACTTGCCCAGGCCGTTGGCACCCGAGATTCTGACGGACCTGCCTTCGAGGTTGGCCTCGAAGCTGACCAGTCCGCGGAAGTTGCGGATGCGGATTTTCTTAAACTTGATTTCCATAATTTTTCTTATGCTTGGTTGGTTTAGAATCTTTCATAGACCGAGAGGCCCGTCTGGCGCTCGTAGAGCTCATGCACGCGGCTCCAGAATCGGGAGAAGGTCTCGTTGCCGTCGTGGCGTTTCAGTATCTCGTCGTAGTTCTGACGCTTCCACCTGATGTAGGCGGGCGACTGCACCCGTCCGCAGCCGTTGCCGGCGTGCTGGATGGTGTGGCCCTGCGGGCGGTCCTCCTGGGGTCCCAGCGGGTCGTAGCCCGGGCAGGTGGGTAGGTCGGGCTTCAGCAGCTTCTGGCAGCGCCGTGCCTCGTTTTTGCGGTCGAGCGTCTTGTGCTGGCAGGTCGCGCAGCAGCATCGGATCGTGATGCCGTGTGGGTTGCGGATGTATTTCTCCATGTTTCTGTACTTGTTTCTTTGCTCTAAAATTGCCGTTGACGGGCCTACGGTCGATTTTGCGGGCTTTTCTCCCCGTCGGTGGGTAATCTACCGCCTCACTTCGTTTTCTTCACTCTAAGGCACGTTTCTGCGCTTTTTGTCGAAATGGCGGCGGATGGCCTCGCCCAGATAGGCGGCGGCCTCCCGCTCGGTGGCGCATCGGAGGGCTTGGCGAACGTTCTCAGGCGTGAAGACTTCACAGAGGCCGACGCGCAGCCCGCCGTAGTAGGTCTCGCCCACGGCTTCCACCTCCTGGCGGTCCCGCTCTTCCTGCTCCCGCTCGGTGCGGCTGTCGGGGTCGCCGGGCACGCGCCTCACGAAGTGGCTATCCCTGCAGAAGCCATGGACGTAGAGCGGGTGCTCCGTGGCGGTTCGCCTAATGTAGCGGGCCAGCGCGATCAGGCCGTCGCCCTTGCCGCCTTCGGGATGGTCTCGGGATGCGTTCGGGACAGATGCTCGGTCGGCGGCCTCGTGCCATTTCTGGGTGAACCGCTGGAAGCCCGAGACGACGTCGTTCAGGTCGAAGGACGAGAGGCTGCGCTTGTAGTCGCCGTAGTTGGCCGCATAACTCATCAGCTGGTAGAGCGTGCAGCGGCGGGCATAGCGGCCCATGAATTGACCGACGGCCAGCTCCACGGCCTGCTGCGAGACGTTGAACGAAGCAGAAGAGAGCGAGGCCAGCCCGCTGATGGCGTTGCGGACGATGGCCCGCGGCAGGTCGGCGTCGTGGTAGAGCGTCGCCACGTCCTGGAGCGTCGGGCAGGGTCTCACGGCCACACGCCCGTCGATAGGACCGGCGAAGCGCTCCCAGTGGGTCGGAGCAAACCAGGCGTAAACGCTCGCGCCGTCGGGAAACTTCATCAGAAACGTGCTCCACTCATGACTTTCTGGAGTATTTTGCACGGTCGGCTTCGAGGGCGGCTGATAGGTCGGAGTGTCGAGCATGGGCGGTTGTTCTTTGTTGGTTCTTCTGTTTCTCGAAATGGCGGCGGGCCCAGTCGTAGAAGTGCTGGCGATAGTGGCCCGTGTCTGTGTGCGGCGTCTTCTTGGCGTTCACCTCAGAGGTGAAGACGGCAAGAAGGTCGAGGAGGGTGCGCTCGTTGGTGTGGAGGTTGCTCGTTGCGTACTGGATGAAGTCGCCATCGTTGGCTATCTCCACGCGGTAGCGGTTGTTATCGACTTCCGAAAATTTACTAACGACTTCACGCGCATGAGGAGGAAGAGGAGAGAGTAATGAGGTATTATCCTCATTACTTCTTCTTCCCTTCTTGTTATTCCTATTATTATGGGCTTCCGCCGTTCTTCCGCCACTTTTCCGCCGTTCTTCCGCCGTTCTTCCGCCACATTCTTTTTTATCCATTTGGTAACTATCATAATTACAGATAGTTATAGTGGTTCTGTTATACGCCACTTTAATGGTCAGGAATCCGCCACTTTTCAGTCGTTTCATCCGCCGCCTCGTTGATGTCTCGGACGCTCCGAGCGCATCGGCCAGTTCCTTGATGGTGGTGACGAGTTGCCCCCTCTTGATATTCAGGCCTTTATATTTCCTATCCTCGTGCGTGGCCGTCAGCAGCAGATGGACGAGCAGATGCACCATGTGTGCGTCCTGATACCACTCCCACTCCAGCAGCTTCCTGTGGAGCTTCACCCAGCCGCCGCCCGGCCCTGTCGGATGCTCGGAGGATGGTGTGCGCATGATGTGAGGGAGTATTTATCGCAATAGCCTTATCGTCGCTGTTGCTATGAGTGCTACTACGTTGATTACGAGCGCGACCCACGCAAGTATCTCAGAGTTGCGGGCGCGGTCGTCGAGGTCATTCTTATCCATGACTATTTCCTTTCTTTTGGGTTATGGTTGTAATGATGTCGGACGCTTCCGCCCGGCCACTCTGCGTTCGTGGTGGCTTGTGACACCCAGACCGTGAAGCCTGGCCGCATTAGCCGGACTTTGATATAGGAGCTACACCGCGCCATTGCCCTGGCGGGTCGCCTCAACCTACGTTCATCCATCGTCGGCTATGTCGTGCCCGCTCTTGGCGGACTGCTCCCGATGCTACTTCCTACGCTCACCGACGACCTGTAGTTAGCCGCCGACCCTTGCGGGCGGTAGTACGACCTCATCTCGTTGTGGATGGCTTGCTCGTGCGCCAGCAAGCGGGCGGCCTGTCTTCGATGATCCGACAGGCGGGCTCTATGGGTTGGGGTGGCTTATTCGTGGGCTACTTCCCGCGCATCTCGCGCCACAGCTGGGCGATCGTGCTGCCCATCATGCCGAGCAGGAGGGCGAGGAGAGCCGCTAAGATGATTGTATGTACCATTTTTAACACATTTTTCGGCTCGCTCGAACCGATTTAAGATTTGTTAATTTTTCGGGAGGGGGTCGTCAGAAAAAATGACCCCGTCGAGGATGATACCCACCCTCCGCACCTTTCGACGCGCGAAAATTCAATTTCCAGCCCCCGTGGGGGGTGCCTCGTTCTTACGCGCTGGAGGTATGCGCCGCCGCTCTGTCTGAGATCGCATGTGCTCCTCGACGAGGGTCTCCTTGCGAAACATCACGCGGCAGGCTTTCGCCTTCCCGATCTTGACGTGGGTGAAGTAGGCCTTCTGTCTGAGTAGGTAGTTTTTCGTCAGTCCTACGATCTTGGCAGCCTCTTCGGCGCTCACCCACGTCCATTGCTCCTCGGGCTTCTCCGCCCGTCGCTTCTTGACGAAGGGCAGCACCTTGGCCAGTACGGCCTCCGCTACGTCCTCCACCAGTCGGCGATATTCAATTCTTGACAGTTCCATCGGCGCCCTCCTTCCTCTTGCGGGTGATCGTCATCCGCAGTTGCTCGTAGTCGCACCGGACCGTGAATCTGCAGCCCAGCACATGTTGCGACCGGTATATGAGCGACGTGGCGTTGATGATGTCCCGGGCCGCAGGCAGCTCAAAGGTCCGAGCCTTGCCGAATGGCAGCGCCCGGAGCTGCTCGCGGGTCATCTTCTCTATAGCTATCGTTTTCATATTCTTTTCTTTTGGGTGTGGGTGAGAGTG